AGAACATGCCGCAGCGTTGCGGTATCGACGTGTATGCGAATACCTCCACCGGCACCTGTTCGTTGGTTGGTGACGGGTCGCGGTCGTACAGGAACCCCGAGTCGAGTCCCGCGTAGAACGTCGGGATGTTTACATTGAGATAGTTGCTCACGCCTAGAAGGGTTCTTGTTCTGGCTGTTCGTCGTTGACCACCAACTCCTTGGAGCTGACCGACCACAACTGGGCGTCCTCAAACTTTGCGGCCCTTGAAATCAACCACACGGTTTTGGTTTCTCCCTTTTTGTTCGTAACCGTCACGGGTTCGCCGTCTCGGCCATCGTGACGGATCTTGACGCCCCATGTCCCGTCCTTGAGTTTGTACCAACTTGCTTCGTTCATGTCCACTCTCCGAATGTCACGGCCTTCTTGAGCCTGTCAACCATGCTGCGGTACATGGCCAACTCCTGTTGTAATTCCGCAATCCGCAAGCGGTCCTCTTCCCTTTGCTCGCGCAAAGAGTCGACTGTCATTTGTAGTTCTTGCAACCAGACTTGATACATGTGTGACTCATTCTCCGTCATGTGCCACTCCGTTAACCCAATACCGGCGTCGTTGTGTGGGTGTAAGACCGCCCCACACGCCGTGCGAAATCCGATTGTCAATCGCGAACTTCATACAGTTTTTGTAAACGACGCAGTTGCTGCAATATTTTATCGCCTCGGTTTGTTTCTTGTGTCGACCAACGGTTGGCTCCGCAAAGAACAGGCTGGCGTCGGCACCCCTGCAACGCGCAAACTCCATCCATGAAGTGTCACGATTGACCAACTCCCATTCGCTTAAAAGTTGCATGTAGCTATAACCCCCACGCCCCGAACCCGTTTTGTCCTTGTCCGGTGTGGTACTCATGTATGGCTTTGGCTGCTTTCAGGTTCGTCGCCGGATCAAACAAGTCGTTGCACCCAACAGTAGTTAGTACGCCAACTGTTTGCAAGTATCCGTCCGGATACCAGCGCGTAGGCAAACACCATGACCTGTCGTTGATTTGAGTCAATCCGATGTCGGTCGAACCGTCTGGATTCAGCGTCGTGTTGTGCTGCGTCGGGTCGCACCGGGACTCGCGCCACATCACGTAGTCGAGGGTCGGCATGCTGTCGGCATGCCAGCCCAAATCCAATGCCAGCCCCCACCACTGACCACACCGAGCCGTGGGCGGAACCATTGCGTCGTTGGCAGTCGTGGTGGGGGTGGCAATCGTGGTGGTGGTGGTGGTGGTGGCGGGAGAGAAGGAGGTACCCCCCGCCACCACCGTCGTTGTTGTGCCGGTCGCAGGCTGTTGACCTTGCTCAACAGTCTCGAACCCGAGTAGCAACAACGATGCCGACGCGAACGCCAGCAATCTCGGAATGAAATCCATTATCCGCTCTCCTTCTCCGTGAGCAGGCTAACGATGTCCGAGAACTCGGACAACGTCATCAGCACAATTCCCTCGCTCGACCCGTCCGGCATGGCAACCATGGCAAAAGGCCGTATGTCCCCCAATGCTTTGGCCGCGTCCGACTGGGCCTTGGCCAGGTTGAATTTGGTGGCTATGGTCTTGACCTGGGCACCAGCTTTGATTTCAACCCGCAGTGCTCCGCCCCAGTTCTCTTCGTGTCTGGTGAGGTGGCCACCCAATCCCAGCTTCTTGCGTGCTCGGCGTGCCTTACTGTCGCCCTTCCGCCTGTTGCGTTTGCCGCGTGCAGCAGGGTCAGCACACCCCCTGACCCTGCGCACGCCGCGCCTGTCCGCCCGACCCAACGTGCCAAACAACGGACAGGACTTATCAGAACACTTGTCGTAGTTGCCTTGGCAATAGCCCTTGCGTTCGTCAGTCACGCTTTACTCTTGCTTCCAGGGTCTGAATGGCCGTGTTGGCCTCACCCTTGGTAAGCATATCAAGTTTGGATATTGGGCGGTTGATGATCTCGGCGATGGTCTCAATCTGTTTGGATCTGTCACCGATTCCGTTGGCCATCAACATCGCACGCAACTTGCCAATTTGTGGATTGCTCGCCTTGGCATCCGGCTCTTTTATTTGTGGCGGTTGTTCGGTTGCGTTTGGGAATACACGTTGAACATTTTCCAAGATGCCGTCTTGTGCTGGCTGTGCGGGTTTGGCTTGCATGCGCTTGAACGCATCACGCAACTTGGGCATTGACGTATCTGTCAGATTATTCAAGTCAACATCGGCTTGTCTTGCCACCTCCTGTGCATCAAGGTTTGCTTTTGCGCACGCCTCGCGGAACTTGGTAACGGTGTCCGCATCATTGCGCGGCTCGCTCATGCGTTGAACCTTTTCCATTTCTTGTCTGCTGGGTCGGGGCTGTGTCTTGGACGCGTAACGCCAATTGGCCAAAGCCCTTCCGATGGCGCTTGTCTCTGCGTTTTCGACGTGCGACGTGCGATTCACGGGCGATGCATCGCGCACCTCTTCGGCAAAACCGGTTGCCACCGGGCGTGGATCGGCTATGTCTTTGTATACCTCTGCCTTGAACACCACGCGGTTGTCGTCGTAGTGGTAGATCGAAGTGAACACCTGGCCGTTGGGACAGTCTTCCCAAAACTTTGCAAGCCTTGCCTCCACCGTCTCGTAATTGTCTAGGTTGAATTTCATTGTCTGTCTCCTTCCATCACACGGAATGTGCGATACTTGGTTTGTTTCTTGTACTTGGCAGCCAGAGCCGGATGCTCTGCCTCAAATTTTTTGGTATCAAACGAAGTGCGGCTGGCCGTCTTCCACGTGACCAGCAACCTCCCATCCACTCGCCCATACTCTGCATCTTTCATTGCTTCACAGATGCTGGTCTTGATGGAGTCCATTGCCTTTTCGTGTTCGGCGACCATTTCCTGTCGTCTGTTGTATTCGCCAATCAGCTTGCCGAGCGTTGGGTCGAGGTCGACGCTTGTTCCGTCACCATCGTAAAGACTCAGCACGTCCTCGTACCGGACCTCTGCCCCGTCGGGAATCATGCCCATGTCGATGGCCGCCAAGAAATTTCGGCATGCGTCCAAATGCATTCGTTTTTCGTCGGACGTCACGATCTGTGTAAAAAACTGAATGTCCAGATCGCTGTCAAAGATGACCCAGGTAACACGGTCAACGTTTGCACAGATTGCTTGCTGAACCCCCTGCCAGTACCACATTCTGGGCAGCTTGCCATCCCAGCGCTTGCGTGTTGTCTTGATTTCAAAAATCCCTCCGACCTCGCTCACCGCGTCTATGGTGGCCACAAGCCGAACCCCGTCCTCTTCGTACGCGTACATGACGCACGGGGTGGTCAGTGGAAACCCGAGCAACTGTCCAGCCCAATCCCGAATGGGACCTTCCAAAGTATTGCCACGCTGCATGGCACGATTCTCCACCTCTGGTTGCGGTGGTTCCTCCTTGAGCAACTGAACCGCCAACTGCGTGGCACTGGTGTACGGATGCTCGTTGTGTATGGCAGCGGCATTCGATGCCGAGATGCGAGCCAATCCGCTCTCATCACGCCAGCGAACTGCCAACCATTCGGCGCTGCCATGGCGCGGCTTATTGAATGTGTAGTGCTTCATCGGTTCTCCTCCGGTGAATATAGGTTGTGGGTGTTGTGTAGTTACTGTAGCGGTGGGTTGTCCAGCATTACAACTTGCACAACCATGCCGCTGGGAATGTGCGTGACCATGCCAACCGTGTCCATCTCCGGCTCCTCGTCGGGGCAGTATGAACAAGTGACAGACACATATCCCTCAAGTAAGTCTGGCCATAGCCAGCCAACCGAAACCACGTACTGTGGCTTTGCCTTGTAGGTTTTGGTGTGGATCCAGCCATTCTCTGAATCAAATGCGTCAATCCAGTGGACTGCCACCAAGGACCAAGGGCACTTAGTCAAGCCAGCAAACATACTCGCAGGTTACCCTGCCCTTGATTGGATCCACAAACATTAGTCTTTGTGAGGGTTTTCCGACAGCTGCCACAAAACTCTTGGCGTATTGGTTGTCTGACTCGGGGCTTCCCGTCACCCAAATACGTCCACCATTCGCCATCGTCAGGTTGATCGGGGTATGAAAATGACCCATGATGGCGTCGTGGAAGTCCATAAAGGTTGCCCAGGCGTTGCACTTGCGCAGGATCGAGTATGCCGGAGTTTGGCCCCCGAAGCTCGGTATTTCGTCTCCGTGCACAACCAAGAGCTTGTAGGCACCAATGGTGGCAATCTGGTACCAGTCTGCTGACTGCTGCCACGTCACGTGCTTCAGATGGTTGCAGCGTTCTGAGGCAATCTGGTACGCCATGCGGTCCACGTTGTCTGCCCCCGGCATGTCGCCCTTGCGACCGATGCGCCCGTGGTTGCCGTACTCGCACACCACCCGT